AAAGATAGTTGTATGGTTGTAAACCGATTGCAGTAACAACGTTCTCGCTATCTGTCGTGAATCCACTATCGGTCAAATCCGATAGTGAACCCACGTAAATGTTTTTGGCTTTTATTCCGCCTACCGACTGCAAATCTTCGCAAGTCGCACAAGCTAATCCACTAACTATTCCACATGGCATGATATTGTCTCCTTTTTTTTTAAGTTAAAATTATGATAATGCAATAACTGATAAATCGCCATAGATGTATTGAGTTCCCATTTTGAACTCAGCATCGATGTAATTCATTTTGTCTCTTTTATCATAAAAGAAATCTAAAGTGTTTGTGTCAGAAATTGCATCTGTACCAATCACTAAATTCTCTCTGTATGTGTAAACCGCTCTGTGTTTGCTATTCAAGTTGTTAGCATTGATTACTTGAGACCAACGTGATTTCTTGTAAACTGGAATGCCTCTGAACATTAACATTCTTGCACCTGCTTCAACCATGTCCCATGATTTATCGCCACAACAAGCATCCTCACGACAAGTCAAATAATTGTCATATAACTCTCTTGTTAATGCAAAATATTTGTCGCCCTCTGGCATTTGGTCTAAGATGTCTGGTGCAATTTCGTACATTGAACGTAATGTATCTAATGCAGTGCAATCGCCTAAAGTCGATGCAATCGCTACTCTTTCAACATCATAAGCATTTGCACCTGCAATTAAGCGAGTCCAGATACCAGTACATGAAGCTAAAGTGTCATTTGTTGAGTTCTCATCGCCAAACCATGCAATATCGTAAACGTCTAAACGCACTGCGTTTGTTACTTTCTCGATAATGTAGTTTTCTACGATTGTGCCCTCTAAGTTTTGAGCCTCGTTACCAGTTCTCAAAAACTCTTCCATGAAAGTGTTTTTCAAGTTCTTAGCACACTGGTCTAAGTTAACTTTCAAATCACAAACCTCAATAAATTTCTCAGTGATGTCAACTACATCGCCTGCATTATCACGACCGCAACCAACTGAGGGACGTACTACGCCCGAAAGGATTGTGTCTAATGCTAATTGTCTTTTTGATTTAATATCTAAAATGATACGAAATTCGTTTTGTAACTCTGGAGTTAAAAACGTTGGTTTTATTAAAACCTCGTTAGCTTGTTGCCCTGCCCAACTAACGTTAATGTCTAATACATCTGCCATTTTCTTGTTGTTTTATTTTTTGTTTAATTAATATTGTTTTTTAATATTTTCTGCAACGATGTCAAATGGCGATTTTTTAACTTCTGCCTTTGCTGCTGCTGCGTTTACTACTTTAGTCTCAGCCGTTTCAACTAATGACTTTAATGCTTTGAACTCTTTGTCCATTTTTGCTTTGAATGCTGCGCTTGCAGTTTCAATGGTTGTTTTCTCTGCTTTTAAAGCAGTGATTTCAGCCGTTAATGTTTCAACTTGTGCAGTTAATTCCTCAACCATGTTAGTTGCCTCAGAAACAACCTCAACTTCGATTTCTCTAATCTCAACGATTACGCCTGCTGCGTCAACAATAATGATTTTGCCAGTTGCTAAAGCATGCTCGCCCTCTGGTGCAAAAGTTGTCATGGTTTCGTCTGTATAAACTGGTTTCCCAACTTCTAACTCGCCGTCTCCATAAAGAATTGTCATTCCGTCTGCCAATGGCTCAACGAAATTTGTTGGCTCTGTGCCAGTCAATGCCTCTTCAATAGCCTTGAAAGCAGAGGCAATTTTGTTTTTGAAATTTGTATCCATTTTTATTTTATCGTTAAATTTTCCGAATGCTGCAATTGGCATCCTTACCGCATCCACGAATCCAAGTTCTTTTGCTTGTTGTGGTGTCATGTAAGTTGTTTTGTCCATCATTGACATGATGTCTTCAATTGATTTTTTTGTTTTCTTAGCGTAATTCTGTGCAAGTATTGTGTCGATTTGCGACAAAGCCTCTGCCGTTGACTTAATTTCGTGAGCAGTTCCCTGCGCTCCGCCACTTGCATTGTGAATCATATACTGAGCAGTCTCAGACATTTCCACATAAGATGCGGCCGATGCAATTAGAGTTGCAATTGAGCCACAAAAACCATGAATGTATGCCGTAATTTTTAAACCTGCGTCCTGCAAGTCGTTGTAAATAGAAAAACCCTCGTAAACGCTTCCGCCACGTGAGTTAATTATCAATTTGATTTCTTTTGACCCTTGTGATTGTGCCTTTGAAATTTCAGACCTAACGTAATCGGCCGAAAGTTCGCCTTTGTCAGTTCCAATGTCCTTATTGATTAGCAAATTATAAATTTCCATGTTAACAAAGTTAGCGGAAATAGAAATATGCTTTTTGTAAAGTTTTTACAATTAGATTTTCTTTACAATATAGATGACCGAATGAATCGACTTGCAATATTTCTCTGCTAAGTCAGCATAAATAATCATTTTGCTTTTTTTATTCTTAATGACTTGCTCTTCATATTCGCAACGAATCAAATATCGCTCCATGTCGCCAGTTGTTAGCGCACATTTCTCGGCTAAATGATAGGCCACATTATTGCAATCGCCAAAAGTGGTGTCAATTCTGGTGTAAAATTCACGTTCAATGTTCATTTGCCTTGTCCTTTATATTTTTTTGGTTGAAATTTTTTTGCTTTCGCTGCTCTGCCAGTCTTTCGCTTTCCGAAATTTACTTTTATTTTCTGCGCCGTTGCTTTTGCCTTTGCCATTATAGTGATGTCGTTGTTTCTATGACTCTAAGTCTGTTTTGAACTTCTGTTATTTCGGTTGCACTTACTACAAGTTGCAAGCCTCTCAATGCCTCTGCCATGTTTATGCTGCTATCAATCGCCGCATCTGGTGTAATCATTCCGCCGTTAGCAAATCCAGGGACTCCAATGCGCTTAAATGTATTTGAGCCACCTAAAGCCGCTTGTTGTCTTTGATTTAATATAACCTCTCCAGTTTTAATTGTTGCTAATAAGTTGTCGCCATTTTTTCTGCGAATAGGCATTCCCATTCCAGAGCCAATTCGTGTGCCAGATAAACCGCCATTTGCAAAGCCCTCAATCAATCCCCCCTCTGCGAATTGTGGGACTTCTACGGCTCTAATCTCTCGCACTCTTTGGTAACCTTGCAACAAAGCAATACCCGCATTGATAGGCGCTAAAATTGAGCCAATAAATGGAATCTTTGACGTTGACTCGTAAATGTTTTGAGCGGATGTGAGCGTGCTAATAATTGTTGAGGCAATTGCCAATGCTTTCCCCGCTTTTGTATTTTCGCCTAATAGTTTAGATAAAGCCATGAATGATTGACCAACCGCATTTATGGCCTCGATTCTTGCTTTTCCAGTTGCTTTCTCAATTGAAACAATTGCAGCATTATTTTTAGCAATTTCAAGTTTCTTTTGCTCTTCTGTTTTAGTTGTATCCGCTAAGATTAAAGCATTTTTATTTTTCAAAATAGCAATTTCGGCTGCGCTTTGTTCCTCTAAGGTTGTTGCCTCAACTTGCGCTAATTCCAATTCAAATTGTAATTTTTGCTCGTCTAATTGTTTTTGCTCCTCATCGTTTTTAATCTTATTATCAGTAACCAAATTTTGATTGGCAATTTGTAGCGCAGTAATCTGGTCGTCATAAGCGCCAGTGATTCCATTGTATTCCTCAAGTCGAGCAATTTCCTCATTGTTTCTATCTATCTGCGATTGTTTTAAAGCGTCATCATATTGCTTTTGAGTCATTAACCCATTTGCAAATTTTTGTTTTAAATTGGCCTCAAATTGCGCTCTGTTTAAATCGTTAATTACTTTATCGTTATTGAATGCGTCAACTCTCAATTTCTGCTCTTCAGATAATTGCGCTCTAATTTTAGCAGTAAATTTTTCTAATTCTTTTGCCCTATCTTCTAAATTCTTTTTCTCTTTTTCTTTTTGCTTTTCTCGAATAGTCGCTTCGCCCTCAATTAATCCATTTATACGACCTTGGTTTTTTTCTGTCTGAACGCCCGCCGCTTGTTGTACTTCAAATCGCTTTTGTTGAGCGTCTGCCAATCTTTGCTCTGCGGTGTCTCTATCTTGCCCAGTTTTAATTGCGTTTGATAATGCTTTCGCTGCAATTGCAACTCTTCTGTTTGCTAATGCCTCATCCTTTTTTAACTGCTCCTCTTCTAATCTGTTTGCTTCTTGTAAAATACCAATTCTCTCTCTCTCTGTCTTAGTCCTATCTTTACTCTGTGCAATTAAGATAGCCACATCCCTATTTGTTTGCGCCAGTGTCGCTTGGTTTGCACGTTCTGCGTCTTCTAAGTCATCCAATGCCTGCACTAAGTTATAACCCTCTGCGGCTGCGGATGCAATGTTAGAACCTAAATTCCCAAATGCGTTCGAAAACGAATCGAATATGCCCCCGCCAGAACTTACCAAATCAAAAAAGTTTTTAACCGATGACGAAATGGTTGTGATTGTCGCACTTAGTCCCTCAAAAACTCCGCTAATTGCGTTTGTTACTGGCTCTAATTTTAAAAATGATTGAATTAATGGCGTAACTGCCATCAAAATTAAACTAAATGGGTTTCCTGCGGCTAATGCTTTGAATCCATTGCCCACTCCAGTTAATCCATTTTGCAATGCAGGGAATTGACCAATCAATCCCTTAAATGAGTCTGAATAATTACCCACATTTCTGCGGTTGTCTCCGATTGCAGATTCCTGCGCCTTTAAAGTATCTGTTAAACTCTTTAGCCTATCGGTTTGCTCTTTGGTTGGCTTTTGGATTCTAACATATTCCGCATTCAATTCCTTTAATAACTCACGATTTTGTTTGATTGAGTTATTGTTGAAATTGGTCGTGTCTGTGTTTGCTTTTTCGGCATTCGATAAATCGCCAATTGATTTCTCGTTTAACTTGTATTGCCCCTCTAATGCTTTCAACTGGGCGTTATTATCCCTAAAAGCCTTTTGATTCTCTTTAGTTGAAACGTCTAACTTCGATTGCTCCTCTCGCAAGTCAGAAATCCTTTTTTTAATCTCTTCTTGGTTCTTTTGGAGTTCCCCGAACTGAATATCGACATTATATACAATTGACTTTTCGTCTGCCATTTCCTTTGTTTAAATGGCGGCCAGTTTCCCGACCGCCGTTAAATTATTCCACTTTACCAAATTCCACATCTGGTTGCTCATCTAAAAAGTCAAT